GATTTTGAACAAAGACTCTCTCTTGCACTATTGCGAATTAATAGACGAAGTAAAAGAGACTGCCGATGCAATCAAGAAAACGGAGTCTGACATAAAGAAAATTGAAAAGCAGCTCCGTGATATTGAGGAAGGTGAACTTGTCTCCGATAAGGTCTACGGTGGCGAGGGTGGTTGGCAAGGTTTCGTTATCGAGGGTGTTCCGATTCCTGAGTACCATAGACTGAAAATCATTCTCGGAAATAAGAAACTCTGTTTGCAGAGTGAACGAGATACGCTTGTTATAAGGGCAACAATGCTCGACAATGAGCGGATTGCGGTGCAGGAATTTATCAATCGGCTGAAAGACCCGCAACTGCGCCGGATTATCACGTTCCGATGCATAAAGCGTTTGCATTGGGTCGATGTAGCTAAAAGCATGGGTGAAGGTTATACGGAAGAAGCTGTCAAAAAGGTCTTTTCCCGCTTTTTGCAAAAAGAATTTTAAAATTCTTACAAATTGTCACGTTTGTCACGATTATTTGTGATATTTATTAAAATGAGTAATCTCAAAAATAAAGTAAAAGGCACAAGCACTCCACATTTGACGGAGTGCTTTTATTTTTGCATGGAATACAGATGGATTAGTTGTTTGGCATGTCGAAAATCGCTATGCAAGGTTGAGACACACTCGGAAATCAACAAGTCTTACAAATGTCCTCATTGCGGAGTGATTAACCACTACAACGGCAAAGGTCGCATTAAGACTTATTACGAGGTTTCCGAAATCCGAACGTCAAGCGGTAAGAGGTTCCTATGAATATTTTTGGTGACGGAGTTGGCCGTGCAGTGATCTACACGGATGAACGTGAAATTAACGATGACAATATCATAAAGGTTTTGCGTGAGACACTTCCGACTCACCTTGCGAATGCCGCTCGGATTCACGAACTGCTGAGGTTTGAAGCGGGGGTACAAGAGCAGTTACGGAAGAAGGTCACACGTACAGAGATTGACGCAAAGTGCGTTGACAATGTTGCCAATGAGATTACGGAGTTCAAGACTTCTTTCGTTTGGGGTAATCCGATAACGCTTGTTTCCCGTGGAGAGAAGGACTCCGGCAAGGCCACTGAAAATAAGGGCATTGCCCGTCTCAACGAGTGCTTTTCCGCTGAGTTTCTTGGCAAGAAGCAACAGCAACTTGCACGTTTTGTCGAAATCGGCGGTATCGGACATACGTTTATTGACATTGCCCGTGATTGGAAAGACGGTCGCTCGTATTTCACTTATGATGTCCTGGACTCACGATACTCTTACGTGGTGAAGTCAAGTTACCTTGGACACCGCAAGATGCTCGGAGTCACGTATTCGGTTGACGGATTAGGCAACTACCACTTTACGGCATTTACCCCGTCTACACGTTACGAGATTGATTCCATCTACTCTCTCACAGGGGGAGATAGCACGGAATACTCCGATGCAAATTATAAGTGGGAGAAACGTCCGTTCAATGGTCAGAGAAATCCCATTGGCCTGATTCCTATTATCGAATGGGAACGCTCAGCTGACAGAATGGGTTGTTTTGAACGTCAGATTCCCGAAATGCTCGAACTGAATCAGCTTGAATCGGATTTCTCCAATCTTGTTGGTCAGACCGTCAATTCTATTTGGTGGGCGAACAATGTCGAGTTCCCGGAAGAGACTGTCACTGACAGAGACGGAAACGAAATCAAGACTGTTTCACATCCGGAAAACGGCGATTGGATTGAGACCAATACGACTCGTGACGGAAAAGACCCGAAGATTGAACCGCTCGTCATTAACTCCGACTACAACGGTCAGCTCAACAACATCGTCACAAAGCGGTCGCTTATCCTTGAGAAATGCCAGGTTCCGCAGAGGGGAGACAGTTCAAATTCTACCGGAGTTGCTACGTCTGCCGCCTCTGGTTGGGATGCCGCCGAATCTGCCGCAAATAAAGAACAGTTGTTCATGGAGTCCGCAAAACTCGAAGAAGTTGAGATCGTGTTGGCGGCTCTCAAAACGTCCCCTGACATTGAGCAGAATAATCCGATGTTGGAACTTTCTTACATGGATGTTCAACCCTCTATAAAACGTCAGAAGAACTACGAACTTGTTTCAAAGATGAATTTCTTTGCGACCGGAATTTCGCACGGCGTACATCCGAAACACCTGTTGAAAGAGATGAATGCTTTCTCAGACCCGGAACAGGTTTATCTTGACTCCAAACCGTATCTCGACATGTACATTGAGTCTACATTTAAAAAAGACAACGGAGAATCAGGTACGGGCTACAACGGGTATGGTTGGTATCGGAAGGGCAATTCAAATACGGGTGACGGCGGCACGTTTGAATCGGCTCCGAACCATGAACGGTTAGGGCAGGATGAAACAGATCAAGTTACAAACAGTCCGAACATAAAGGGGTGATTGAATGTCAGTCCTTACGTTCGATGAATTGAATGTGCTTGGAAAGAAACGGCGTTCCGAACCGATAGACGAATATTACGAACCAATGCGTATAAGCCGCAAACGTAAGCAGAAGCGCATGGAAGTGGCACGGAAATACCGTGATGCACTTCTTGAATACATGCATTTTGTTGATGAATACGAAGAGTACGGCTACATAGACGTTCCGGCTACTGAAATGCTGAGAGAGTCCATCGTGTCGTTGATTGAGGATGCTTTCATCATATCGCAGACGGCTGAATCGGATGCGCAAGCTGTCTATCAAACATATGCCGATAGAATCTCACGAGAGATACACGAATCGACCATGCGAAACAAGGGCAAAGACGCCTACTTCTTATCGGAAGATAGAGCAACGTTCATCGGAGAAGATGAATCGAATGGTCTTTGCGGTTATGACGAACTGCAAGAAGCGTATGAATACGGAAAATCTAAAAAGACATGGCATACGGTCAGAGATAAAGCGGTGAGGGATACTCACAAAAAAGTTGAGGGCAAAACGGTTCCGCTTGAAAAACCGTTTGTTGTCGGTGGAGTTGAAATGATGATTCCCCGTGACCCCGAAGTGGATGCTCCCGAAGAAACTGCCGGATGCCGATGTTGGGTGACATTTAGTTAATCAGAGATAGGTCAAAAGCCTATCTCTTTTTTATATGCGACAGAGAAGCCGCAATACAAATTTCGCAACGGAAATGTGCAGAGAAGCACTTTTAAAAAACGCAAACTTAATCATTTGCTTGCAAAAGCAACGTCAGAGAAGACGTAAATCGCAGGAGTTTAAAAATGGCTGAAACAAAGAACGAGAATATCGAGACAAAAGTCGAGGAAACAAAAAATGAGGAAGTCAACGGCACTTCCGAAGTTGATGTTGCTACACGGAATACGGAACTGACGGCGCAGGTACAGGAGCTTATGAAGGAAGTTGCCAAACTCAAAAAGACTTCCGATAAGAACGCTTCTGAGGCTGCTGATTGGAAAAAGAAGTACAGAGAAACGCTTTCCGCACAGGAACAGGTTTCCGAAGAAAAGGCAGAGGCAGAGGCAGCGAAAGAAGAACGCTTCAATCAGCTTCTCCGTGAGAATCAGATTTCCAAATATGTCCGTCAGTACATGAAGCAGGGCTATACCGAGGAGCTTGCGCAGAAAGCCGCCGAAGCTATGTATGACGGCGATACGGATGCTCTCTTTAAGGCACAGTCCGAAGCCACAAACGCAATCATTACGGCAAAACAGAATGAATGGCTCAAATCTCGTCCTGATGTGAACGCCGGTACAGGAGCGCAGGTCATTACCAAAGAGCAGTTCGAGGCTATGAACATGATGCAAAGGTCAGAACTTCGCAAAAAGTCACCGGAAGTCTATGAACGGCTTGTTGGTCGTGGCTAAACATAATCACATTATTAAATAGGAGACAAAATTATGCCTGCTACAGCAAATGCAACAATGCTTGCAAATCTTATTGACCCGCAGGTTCTTGCGGATTATATTGACTCGAAACTTATTGACAGAATCAGATTCTCTCCACTCGCAACAATCGACCGCACACTTGAAGGACGAGATGGTGATGAACTTACACTTCCGGCATATGCCCCGTTCATCGGTTCCGCACCTATCGTGGGTGAAGGACAGGATATTCCGATTGCGAAACTCGGAACAACCACAAAGAGAGTAAAGGTTACAAAGATCGGCAAGGGCGTTGAGATTACGGACGAGGCTCTGCTTTCCGGTTATCAGAACAATGCCGCTGACGAGG